TCGTCTAGCTCTATTCGAAGAAGTACTTCTTTTTAAATGTTGAGGTAAATCAAAAGTTTGGGTACCCCTAGCAGTACTTTTTACCTCTATAAGAGAACATTGTTTTTTTGTTTGATATATCAAATCATCTTGAGTTTCGACCAGCTCTCCTACATTAGAATACCCTATAGTTTTAAAAGGGACTTTCTGAGAAGTCGCCCTACTAAAAAAGCTGCCACACGCAGAAGTTCTAGACGCGAAATATATTTTTTGATGATCTATTGAAGCCTGAAGATATTCGTTAGCCGTTCTAATATAGTCACTTGTAAACAACTGCTTGAAACATATAGAATGATTTATTACATCATACTCTCTTTTTACTTTTTTAAGCATGAGAGAATAATCAGTTCCTTGTTTCATAGTATCTAAATCTATAAATTTAAGATTTATTTTACTGTCCCTGAATATTTTGGATTCATTAGCGCTATCTATAAATTGGAATCCGGCATTATCAATACATATCAATTTTATATTAAAGTTAGTATATAAATAATGAAGGTACGTTATGTGATCTTTTAAATCACCCCCAGCTACAGCATAACTATGAACTAAAGTCGAAACCCCTTCTTTTTCTTCATCAAGCTCTAACACAGACATCGCGAAGAAATCTGAAGAAGGGCTGTTACTAAAACTGGGGTCAATTGCTAATATATAATCTTTATCTTTCGCTCCAATAATTCTAGTGCATGGTTCTTGACCGTCTTCTATAGTGCAGTCATGCATTTTTTTTGCACTGAAATAACTATCGCTACCATCGGTAAATTGAGCGCAGTACTCTCTCAAAAAAGAAGAAGTAGACGAGCCTCCGGATTGAGCTTCTTCGATAATCGTATTGTCGATCATTTCTTCAGGTATAGAATCAAAACCCATTTGAGATATAAAATAAGAAGAATCCATTACATCTTCTGAATATATATTATTCATCCATTCTTTATAAGTTTTATAAAGATTTTCAAAACTGTAACTAGCAGAAGAAAGAGCAATCATTTTAGATTTGTTTTCGAATTTTATTCTATCCTCCTCTTTCATCTTGCCGTCTTTAATCATCTGATTTTCTACTTCTCTTATCTTGATTCTTTCCGCCATGTCTTGAGGAGCAACCAAGAAAGGCATTAGTACGGTCTTAATTGTTTCTTCCGGCAAAAGAAGATATTCGTCTAGAACTAGAATATTCGCTCTGAAACCACGTATTTTTTCACCACTTAAAGGAATAGCGGTTATAGACCCTCCGTTTATTTTCCATTCAAATTGATCATTTCTTTTGGATTTAGCGCCAAAAGCCTGCATCAATAACTCAGCCCCTTTAGTCTCTACTATCTTTTCTAAATTTTGAAAAATGAATCGAGCCGTTCTGAAAGTAGGCCCAGCTATTAATATTTTTGTATTAGGTTCAAATATACATTGTAAAAAACAATAAACAGAAGCTATAAATGTTTTCCCGCAGCCACGACCCCAAACACACATATTAAAATTTCTATTAAACAATCCTTTTAACGTTACTTCTTGGTAGGCGGCAAGCTTTATGCCAGAGATAAGTTCCGTAGTAAAACCCAGATTTGCCCTCAAGAATTTTGCTAAAGTTATCTTTGACTGTTTTGAGTCTAACTCTCCTTTTAGTTCTAATAAGGAAGCATTGACATCTTTTATTTTTTTGGAGTATTTATCAGGTGAGTACCACATTATATTAATTTATTATCGTAAGCGTATTGTAAATCATACTTGGAATATTCCCCGTTGCTAAAAAGTATTCTTTTTAAGACCCTAACTGATTCATCTCTATCTTTAACAAATAAAAATTGAACATTAGGATATTCTTGTATACACTCTCTTATGTTATGAAATATATGGCTAGGATTTGTTTTTACGCCCTTTTTAAAAGTTCTTTTTAACTTATGAAAAACTAAGCTAGAGGCTAAATCGTTTTCTATTAAGACTACTAAGTTAGCTCCGTCTGATTCAGCTCTTTCAATTTCGTACCTAAATCTATCATACCCCCCGCTCATAGTTCCTATTAAATCCGGCAAAGATTTTCTTTCTATAAAACATTTTTCATCTATAGAGTAATCACCATAACTTAGAGCTTTTTTAATAGTGGGAAAGTCCGAAATCTCTAAAGGTTTAGTTTCTCTAGTGTCAATGATAATCGACTTACCTTCATAAAGATTAGGGTAAAAAGGTATTTCTTTAGTTATTTTTTTATACTTATTCTCGAAACCTATATGGTTACAAACTTTATAATAATCCCCAAAAAACTTGTTATAGTAGCTTATAGGAGGCGTCATCAAAGTTCTTAACTCAACTTGAGATAAAGAATACTCTAAATCCTTCTTCTCTTTCCTTTCTTTAAGAATTTCGTAACAATACTTTTTAGCTTCGGAAACGGGCGCGGAATCTAACCATTTTTTTAAATTTCTTCTATCATTGAAATCAGATGAAAAATACTGTTCTTTAGTTTTAAAATTTATAAGGTCTCCGCTATACTTATCGCGCCTTTCAAAATATTGATGATAATAATCAGCTACTTTTAATTTATGTGCTTTTATATGAGCATGTAGCTGTCTATCGTTTTCAAATTCTTTTCCGCAATTCTTACATTTAACCATTAAGTACCTCTTCTTCAGTTAACCCCATAATCCTGCATTTTATTTCGTCTAATGTAGAAAGCCTTTCCATTTCTTCCTTTAATGAATTTTTTCTCAACTCCGCGAGCTTGATCATTTTTACTCTAGACTCTTCCTCTTTCCACATTTCCACTAAGTTAAGGATAGAAGCATTTTCTTTTATCTCTTTACTTAATCTTTGACTCCTCTTTTCTTTTAGCTCGTTAAGAAGTTTTGTTTGCCTATTGATACATTGATTATATTCTGTTTGAGCCGTGCCTATAGATTCCGTTAAACTCATGGCTATCTTCTTACCATCAGTTTCTTCGGCGCATTGATCTAAAAGCTCCTGAAGTCTTTCTACCCTAACTTGAATATTAGCCCCAATAACCATTTCGGCGGACAAAGTAATATATTGATCTACTTCTTCTTGAGTTAAATCGGGCTTGTCATAAGTATATCTGACAAAACTACTTTCAAATAAATCTTTATTTTTTACAGCTGTGTAAGTTGATATCTGGTGAATAAATCTATAAGTATGCATATAGCCTATAAGTTTAGCTATGCATTTTTTTTCTATAGACTTTAAATTATTTTTATCTAAGCCGTCATGAACATACTTGTTAATTTTGGTAATCGCTTTTTGCTCTGTTTTGGGTGGCGTATAATCTTGAGGTTCCGTATCTTCTTTTATTACGTCTGAAAAAATTACTTTATTATCTATAGTAGATAAATACTTTTTAACCTCCTTATGTTTTTGATCAAGAGGAGATATCTTAAAACCAAATAACTCTCTAGTCATCTCCAAGGCTTTCATAGTTGAGCAATTATTATAAATAAACTCTTTCTGTTCTTCGGTAAGGCTAAACGTCTTTTTCACGTATTTTGATGTAACTCCTGCTTCTAAACCTTTTTCGGCCAAATAAGCTTTCACAGCCCTACCGTAATTGCTTCTTCCATCATAAAATTTTTCATCTAAATTTGGAAATGCAGCAACTATCAAATCTTTGATCATCGGGGTTTTACCATTTTTCCATTGATCTATAATCGTTTTCTTTTGCTCATCAGATAAAGTAATGTCTTTTTTCATATTTCGACTTCCCCAGATTCTATTAAATACTTAGCTTTCTCTACTATTTTCTTTTTTATATTTTTTATTTGTTTATAACCCGGATTTCTATTTGCTTCATTTGTTTTGTACCCTAATAAATCAGCTACATATTTTTCGCTTTTACCCAATAAGAAAATGTTTTCATAAATAATCCATTCGTTCTCTTTTAGTATTTTTTTTAAATTAGCGTTAAGAGTTTCTATGGCTTTTTGAAAATCTACATTTTTATCTTCTCTTTCAGATATGCCTACTTTTATAGATTCT